CTCCCTGGTTATCGCTTTGATCGTGGTTTGTCCTGTAGCATCATCAATTTTTTTGCTAGCTGCACCAATTGAGCCAAAGAAGGAACTTTGGAACTGTTCGAGTTTTGTGTGGACTCTGTCGTCGATTTCATCTATAACACCTTCTAAAATTTCAATGAGCTCTTCGTCGCTTTCTCTGCTCTTGGCCCACCTAACCCACTCATCTTTTGACATTTTGGCAATGAGCTTGCTTAGAAACGCATAAAATATAGACCAAGCGGCAAAATAAAGCATCAGGGAAACTGTCGTAATTTCCATTACAGTCCGAGTCCTTCTTCTGCCCTGGTTAATGCGGTTTCCTTACCGTAGGTCGGACGTACCACAATGCTAACAAAATCGGTGTCCTTTTTAGTGGGTCCAAAAGGTCTTACAAATTTACTAGGTTTTCCAACTAAATCCTGAGCCAAGTACACTAACGGTATCAATGCCCCTAGATTCATCTGCCGAAACCTCCTCCTTGTTGATCATCCTTTTCTTTTGATGCCACGTATTTTTCCCAAACGTCTCCAACTAAATCCAAACCACCTTTACCTAATACAAACGGAGCTGTAGCAGGGCTCGCAATTAACAAGGTTGTAAACCCTTGCTGAACATTCGCTTTTTGTTGATCACTAATAACGATATTCTCAAGTTCTAAACTATCAAAGAATAATTTTGATAATATCGGAAGCACAGTCAATAACACAGCACCTCCAATTAACAGAGGTGTAGTTTCATTGCCCAAAAATGTATTTATATTTTCATGGATCTTATGTCTCGATAAAGCGTCACGCTGTGCAGCTGTCAATTTCTGGATCTCTACGTCATCAGGTACCGCTTCGTATGCCATTAGCGCCTCTTCTTTTTACCTGCAGGAGTTTTTCTGAACGCTACAGCCATTTTCTTGAGGTTTAATTTACCATTGCGATATCTGAATCTTGGTTTATTGGAATTCGCCTTAACGTATTTGTTCCAGGCTGATAGTTTACGTTTACGCCTGGCAATTTTAACAGTAGCATCCGAAAGTACAACGCCAGGTTGACCTCCTAACTGCATACCACAACCAGGACAATAGTTCATTGGCATTAACTTACCTGCTTCCCTTCTAGAACTACTGTCATTGATCCAGTAGGTCCTTGTGCCAGGACTTTGATCCCTGTGTTTGGTGGGATCGTATAGTATAGATTGGGGAATTGAGGCCCTACTCCTGCATCAATAATTAGGAACTTGCTCACATGCAGTTTCTCTTCGTTTCCCTGGAGTGTCCAGGACAATGCATCACCTGCAGAACATCCGCTGTAGTCGAAAGAGACGTTAGTGACAACACTGTAGAAACGATTTGGTGAGATAAAGTCTAACAAGGTTGTGGCTCCTGCAGTTAGATCTTCTGATCCACTCCAGGCAAACATCCGATCCTTATAGAAGTTCAGAGTAGGCCCCGTCGAAAGTGTCATAGTAGTTTACCTACAAAGGTGGCTGAATGACTAGGGGTATCACTTCCGCTTAATCTATTCTGTGTCACCTTAACGTTTGTTAAAGGTGGTAAAATAACTATAAAGGGTATAGCTCCATTTGTACTAGGAAATTCAGTAGTCCCGTCCACATACAGACCGTTAACTTCTAAACCATTAATATATAATTTAAATGTTGTTGGATTATTGGTTGCGGTTCCTGCACCTATTTGGATCATAGCTTCGATTATACTTTTACCCGTTTTAAATTCGAGCATAGTATCTTCGGAACCCGTAATAGGAACTAAATTATATGCATAACATCGTTTCCCTACATAATTTAATTCTTTACTATGTCCTGCTACAACATTGGAACTTGCATAAGGTATGCCCTCAGGCATCCAAAATCACTCGAATGTAATCGTGCAGCTAGAATCGATTGTTGCGGCAGTTGTTACTGCTACCTGGATATCCAGAGTGTTTCCGCTTGTTACGCCCAGTGCAGTCTTTTCCTGGACAACACAGTTAGCTACTCCAGTACCGCCAGATGCTGCTTGTGCGATTGCAGGACCCATAAAGGTTGCATCTCCTTCCTGGAGTGCTGTACCCGTTAATTTGAATCCTGAACAGAAGTCTGCTCCTGTTCCTACACTACTTACTCCCATTGAGATAGAGCTGATCTGGGATACCCCAGACGGAACCACTAAGCTGAGTCCTGAACTCGCAAACTGATTATTCATGCTTTGAAAACTAGTCGTTGCGCTCAACGCTGCTTCCGTACGTGTTACTACTATTGCCATATTATGCCCTCACTTTGATTGGTCCAAGGGAAGCCAGAACTGGCGAACCCCGTGAAAATGATTTGACTGCAGCTTTTGCTAAAAATGCCCCCACTAAAACTTTTGTGATCGATTGCTTATTTTTCTTTGACTGACTAGACAAAGTTGATAATCCTGCATTAAGATCTCCAGCAATAAAAGATTTCATTGCAGATCCTGCACCTGTTTGTTCGAGAAGTGCGAGAGCAGCGCCTGTTTCGATCACGTTGATTCCGAATTGGCGTGGAGCTCTACGTCTTGACTGTTTACGTCGCCTTGCTACCATATACTCAGATATGAGTAGGCCTTAATAAATAAGTAGGTAAACATTTTTGAGTATAGTCTAGTTCCTTTATAGACCTTATTCTTTAGAGAAACTGGTGAGAATATGAAGTCAAACAAATTTCATTTCGGTGCAACCAGCGTAATGCGCGAGGTACCACCAGGCAAGTCTGCCGTGATTCAATTCAACGGCAAGTTAGAGGAGATCGAAACAGAGTGGGGTGCTAAGATGAAGTATCCTATTCTCCTTTTCTCCCATCCCTCCTACGAATCTATTTCTAAAGAAGGAATAGACACAGTATGGCAGAGCAATAGCCAGGCATCAAGAGATCTGGCAGCTGCACTTGAGCAGGGTATCAAGGAACTATCCGAAGCTTTCCATAAGAATAAATGGGAATTAACACGGACTGAGGAAGGAACTTACTTCCTGGATGTTATACTATGAAACGACGTTGTAATATCTGTTTACGGAGTGTAGATCACTTACGTACCGATAGATTTAATGAGAACTTAACAATCTGTTACGATTGTCAAAAGGTTATCAAGAATCTATGATACTCTTCTTTCTTACCAGCCGTTTTGATTCTAAGCAAAAGTAAAGGATGAAGTGGCAGGTGGGGTAGAAGTAGGTATAAGAACTGGGATCGGGCTGCTCAGGGCCCACCCAGGCCTAGCTTTTGCTGTGTTTTGGGCTTATCAGACCCTCTTGCTCTGCCCCTTTCACCGCATTTAGTAGGCCTTCAGCCCCGCTTCTTTTCATTAACATATCCGCTACAAAGCCCATGATCGGGTTCTCCCTGGTTATCGCTTTGATCGTGGTTTGTCCTGTAGCATCATCAATTTTTTTGCTAGCTGCACCAATTGAGCCAAAGAAGGAACTTTGGAACTGTTCGAGTTTTGTGTGGACTCTGTCGTCGATTTCATCTATAACA